TTAAAGAACCATCAGCAACATTATTACAATTAATGGGTATAGTGGTTCAAGCAGGTCAACGATTTGCCGCCATAGCTGACATGCAGGTCGGTGACGGCAACCAGCAGGCAGCTGTTGGAACGACCATTGCCCTCTTAGAGCGTGGCTCCAGGGTCATGTCAGCCATACATAAAAGATTGTATGTGGCGTTGAAACAAGAGTTTGTTTTATTAGCAGATGTATTTAAAACTTATCTGCCACCAGAATATCCTTACGATGTTGTAGGTGGACAAAGAAATATTAAAGTTTCGGATTTTGATGATAAGATAGATATACTTCCAATTGCAGATCCGAATATATTTTCACAATCACAAAGAATAACTTTAGCTCAAACAGAATTACAACTTGCAATGTCTAATCCACAGCTTCATAATTTATACGAGGCGTATAGAGATATGTACACTGCAATTGGTGTCAAAGATGTAAATAGAATCCTGCCACCACCGCAACAACCACAACCTATGGATCCTGCTGCAGAAAATATTTTAGCTATGACTGGTAAACCTTTTCAAGCATTTAAAGGACAAGATCACCGAGCTCACATAACTTCGCATTTAAACTTTATGGCAACCAATATGGTTAAAAATAATCCTATGATTA